TCCTCCGCCATTTGAATAGCGATATCTGCCGAATAAGAAAGATATTCAATTTCGAACGGCATTAATCGCACAACGGATTCCATTTTAAGAATCCGCTTACTTTTCGTTTAGGGCTTTGCGGAGCAAACGGCGAGCCTTGAGTCTGGCTCTCATTTCCTTTTCATCGTCTTTGTCCATTTCAACGGAATGAATTTTGACAATAGTCGGAGCCTGGGATACCCTAGAGGAATCCGTTGAAACATTCTTACCCTTCAGAGCCTTACGGATTTTTTCGTCTGAGTTGATATCCTCTTTCTTATCAACTCCAACCAGATAGGTAGTGTCAGCCTGATAGGTTTCCGTTACCTTGACAGCGAAAATGATTGACATGGTTTGTTAACTCCGATTGATTGTATTAACCTAATCGCGATTGATTAGGTGATTAAACGATAGCCTAATCCTATCGTTGAATCCTTTAGGTTAATTATTAGGTTGAATTGATTAGGTTATATTCGCATGGGATTCTATTAGCCCAAGCCTAGTCAATTCCCGTGTCCCTATTTTCACCCTAGATTTTCAAATAACCTTATCATACTAACCTAGTATGATAGCCTAATAGCAGTATATCAAAATCGGGGAAAGGAATACAGACAAATCAACCTAAAAGAAAATAAATGTTTAAACCTATTGACAAAGCAATAAAAGTATGAATGAGATTCAACCCTAGCATTCCTATCAATCCGATAGGGTTAGTCCCTAGCATTCCTATCGTCTAATGATTATATATCATCATGCGCCATTTGGACGCAAGGGGTATGCTTTCCTCCTCCTCAATCCTCACAATCCCTATAGGAATAGTCGGATTAAAAACCCCAGGCACCCGAGAGGGGCTTCCCCACCCCGGGCACCAATAGAGGCACTTGTCGATATACCTGCATAGGCCATTCTATAGGTTAGAAAGTCTAATTGCTAGTTTCCAATTAGACCGACGAAAGTCGGTACTATAGCGAATGCTATGACCGTAGAAATTTGGGTGTATAGGATTTTACATCTTAAGAGTATTATATATATATATTCTTAAGAGATTAAGATATTAAGATGTCTTATTCTCTTGATGAGAATAAGACCTAAGAATATTAAGATATCTTGTAAATTGGTTGCGTTTTACGGTCTAAGTATGATATAATATGCATAGTGGGTAATCACCCCCGGATTGAATCAATAAACATTGAAGGGACAAGTATGTTTACAAAACTGAAGGATTTCGTTGTCAAGTATTTCCCCAAGGTTAAGGTGGCACTTGGGCTCATTGCTTTTGTGACGCTATTTTTAGGGCTTAACGTGCTTAACGTTTTCCTGTTTACGGCATTCTATTTCGCCCTGCTTTTTATGATTGGGAAGATTCTGGAGAAGTAAGGTTGGCCCAGTCAAAGAAGACATTCCGAGAGCGCATTAAGGGGCGCAGGGAGTCTACGAACGTCGAGGATAGGCGTGGGCTAAAACTCCCAATGCCTAAGGAATGGCGCACCCCGGACGAGATTGCCGAGGACGACGTTGATGACATGCTTTTCGAGGCTCGGGCAACAAGGCTCTGGGAATTGCGCCAAAGGGCGAAGGCCGGGGATGCCGAAGCGGCCAAGAAGGCTGACTGGGAAGAGAAGGACATCTACCGGGAAGCAGATGCTAAGTACAAAAACAAAATGCTAAAGCGCCTGCGTAGACAGGCCAATGGAAGGTTAGACTAATGCCTAAAAGCAAAAGTAAGACAAAGAACAAGAAGGACGACTTCTACCGCAAGGCCGGGCTGACCGATGCCCAGATTATTGCCAAGGCTAAGAAGGCTTGGGGCGGGACGAAGAAGACGGCCGGGAAGGTTGCTAAGGGTGCAGGTCAGGGCGTAGACATTACTTGGGACACCCTGAAGGGCTCTGCCAAGGAAGTTACATCTGGCGACTTCGGCCTCCGTATGGGGCGGCATGCCACCAAGGCGGCCAAGGCTGTTGGCCGAGAGGCCGGGGATATCTTCAGGACCGCCTCGGAGCAGGCCAAGAAGTACATTGCCGAAGCGGTTCGCCTTGGTCGGCTGGGCTCCGAGAGCATGGACGATGCTATTCCTCCCCACATCAAGCGAGGCGACGTCCCTGCGCCCAACAAGAAAGCCGTCGAGGAGCGGTTCCAGGAAGAAGAAGAGTGGGGTATCAGCCGACGCATCAACAAGAAGAAGAAGAAATAATGCGTGGATACGAAATAAAGACCCTAGACAGGCATCACAGGAAGTTCGTGGAAGGACTCTCTGAGGGGCTGTCTAATTCCAAGGCCGCAGTCGCGGCGGGGTTCTCCGGGCACTACGGCAGGCAGTTGGCCCAGATGCCTGCTATCAAAACTCTGCTCCTCCAGAGGCTTGAGGAGAAAGGTCTGAACGAGGATAAGATAGCCGATAAATTGGCTGAGGGCCTTGACGCGATGGCCCCGCCTCGCAAGGACGGGGGCACGCTATATCCAGATAACTTTGTGCGTAAACAGTACCTCGACCTGCTCTGCAGGATTAGGGGAGACTATGCCCCCGAGGAGACTGTTCATACTGAGCGGACCATTCAGTTGGTTCTCGATGCCAGCATGATTAAGGCGCTGAAGGACACAAATTTCATCGATGCAGAAGAAGTTGAAGTCCTAGAGGCAGAGATTGTCCCAGAAGACGAAGCAAGACATACTGCAGAAGATAGCAAATCCGAGTAAGTGGCGGGACGCCTGCTTAAACGATTTGTACTTCCTGTGCAGGTCTGTACTCTGTACTCTGGAGGATTCTACACCAGGTTTCAAGGACCTGTACAGGCCCACTCACGGCAGAATCTGCCAGTTCGTCCAAGACTATGCTACAGAAGGCAACAAGTGTCTAATTCTTACACCACGTGGTTGGGTCAAGTCTTATGTCATTACGATTGGGTGGACGATTCAGCGGTTACTGCGAAACCTGGTCAATGGGCGCAGAGAGCACCAAATCATATCAAATGCCACTATCCCCAATGCAAAGAGTTTCCTAGAGAAAATCAAGTACAACCTGCAGTACAACGACCTGTTGAGGGGCTTGTTCGACAAGTGGATTCCCGAGGACCTGGAGAACAAGGCCGAGAAGTGGACCCTAGATTGCCTTCAGTTAAACGGGAATCTTATCGAGACCGGCTCTGTTGAGGGCAACCTGGTTAGCCAACACTACAAGGTTATGATTAACGACGACTTAGTTAACAGGGATAACTCAGCAACAAAGGACCAGTTAAACAAGACTCTGGACTGGTGGAAACTTGCTCAGTCCCTATTGCTTAGTTCTGGGGTAGAAATCAATATCGGAACTCGTTGGGCATACGATGACCTGTACGGATACTTCATCGAGAATTTTGCGGAACCCCAATTCGAGTACATGGAAACAGGGGAACCGATTGCCGAGATTCACAAGGGTTGCTATCATGTCTTGTGGATGGATTGCTGGGCTGACCCCAAGACCGAAACCGGCAGTACGTTCCCAACGCTATTCCCTGAGGAAAAACTAAAAGAACTACAAAGACAACAGGGAGACCGGTTCAACGGGCAATACAGGAATAACCCCCTGGCTCTTGGAAAGAATCCCTTTCACAAGGACTGGTTCTCCCGATGGAATCCCTCCAAAGAGATGCCCCCTATTCGCAACTCAATGATGCTTATTGACCCCAGCGGAAAGGCAGACGTCTCCTCGGATTACAGCGGAATTGTTGTCATTCATTTGACAACTGATAAGCGGGGCCTGATTGAATACGGCAAGAGACACCTCATTACCGACAGGGCCCTTGCCGAATGGATTGTGCTCAATGCACCAGAATTTGGGGTCGATTCGATTTTTATTGAAGACATGAAGTACAAGACAATCTTTGAGATTCTTGAACTTCTTATTCCAGACATGATTCGTAGGCGACAAGTTCCTGCCAATCATGTCGAGTATGTTAAGACTATACCGTATATCCTGCAACCTTGTTTCCCGAAAGGAAGAATCAAGGACGTCAGGATTAGGCATCTAACTGGTATGTTTGAAAACGGCACGTTCGCACTACCCCACCCGGGCATTAGTCGGGCCGACGACCTTGAGAAAGAGTTGATTCGGTACCCCTCAATGCAGGATGATATCGTGGACGCCCTCGCCTATGCGATGGACTTCCTGATATTTCCAAAGCAAACTGACCCTCCGAAGTCGCTAGTACTAACACCTGAAGAGAAGATGACAGACGAAGAAAGAATTGAATCTGAATGGGAAGGAATCAGGGAGGCGGCGTTTGCCGGTCAAAGACTTGCAGAAGATGCGGATATGTTTTAGGAGGCTATAATGGCTTGGGGTGCAAGTGCGGGTCAAGGGCTGGTTAAGAGATGGGCGGCTAGGGTATCTACCGCCGTCACTGCGGCCGTTACTGCGGTCACTGATTGGGTGGATGTTGATGAGTTCAATGAACTGTATGCGTGGCTCGACGTCACGGCGTTTGCCGCTAGGGCCGATGAGACGCTGGTCGTTACTATCGAACGGCAGGCAGACAATACGGCGGGCTATACTACGCTTGCGACTTTTACAACCATCAACTCAACAGGAGCGGCCAGCGAAGAGAAAACGGTGACTTCGCTTCTTGGTGGAAAGGTTCGTGCTCGTATTGTTACGGCGGGCACTTGGTCTAGCAAGTCAATCACCTTCTCCGTGAAGTTGATGGCTAAGAGTGCGTAACTCGTCGCCACAGTGCGGTTACGCAAGGAGATTTAGATGAGTATGTTGAAGGGTGAACGTATTGATGGCTACATTAATGTCAAAGATAACGTAAAGTTTCTTGGCAACGTTAGCCTGATTCCAGGCGCTCTGCCCCACCGCTCGAACGTCTATTACCTTGATGGTAATTATGGCAGTGACAGCAATAGCGGCAAGGCGTTCAACGGAGCCTTTGCCACATTCGAAAAGGCTTTCGATGTTATGAGAGACAGGGTTGATTGGGCGGGTACGCCGTGGGCCAATCTGGATGTTTTGTATGTTGCCCCCGGTTCCTATGATGAGAACCTTACCGCCATGCCCCACGGCTGTGCTGTTATCGGGCTTGGGTGGGACATGCGAGACGGCCAGTGCGGCGTCAAGATTGCCCCTACTTCCGGTTCCCCGGTCGATGTTGGTAGTCTTGTTAATTCCGCATTCTATAACATTGGTTTTCTGTCCGCAGATACAGACCGGGCTTTTGATAGCACTGTTCTGAATAACTGTTATTTTGAAAATTGCTTCTTTTCTGGCGCGGCTGAAACAGTGGATTGCACAGAGGCGTTCTATACTAGCGATGTTACCAAGACCACACTCAGGAAGTGCTGGTTTGCTAACGCCGCATATGGCATGCGCTTTGAATATGTCGACGCCAACGACAAGGTTGCTTATTGCCTTATCGAAGATTGTATTGTCACCGGTGTTGGCACGTGCGGCATTTACACGTCAGCGAATCTTGTTGGCCCCCATTCTTATATTCGGGGAACGCACGTTGGTGGCGGCGGTCAGACGCTGACCACTGGCATTAACGACCTGTCTCATATCTTTGAGATGGATTGGAGTTGCGTTGAAGCCAGCACGGCTATCGGTGGGTCTGGCGCCCTAAGGGGTGTCAATGGCTCGTATGGCAACGGAGTGTTGCTTACCTAACGAAGTAGTGGTGGGGGCCCCTTCGGGGGCCCCTCCCTTCAATAGGAGATAAATATGGCATACTTGCGTGGAAACAGAATAGTCAGAATGTGTGACGCGTGTGGCGGAGACGGTAAGAAAAAAACATATCTTAACGGACAAGAATCCAGCGAAGTAACATGCGACGCATGCGGAGGCCTTGGTTATGTAACATGGGGCTGGGTGATGGCCGATAAGGAAAACACGCCGGTTATCGAGGAGAAATAATGTACCTGTTTGTTGCATTTATGGCGCTGTTAGTATGGCACGTCGTGGAACACCTGCTTGACCGCAAAGAGCGGATGCAGTTGCTCAATCGCGTTATGGCGAAAAACTATCAGGAGTTCGAGTATTACGACAAGAAGTATCCGACTGATATCAAGGAGATGGAGGAACTGAGGGACGAGGCGAGGGACGCACGCAAGACACAGCCGCTCAAGGACTCTGACTTTGAGCAGGACATACCTAAGGATGTGGCGCAGTTCCTTGATGCAACGGAAACAGACTGGCGGCCAGACGAAGTAGATGTCGACAAAATAAAGGAAATGATAGGAAATAGGGATAATGTCAGAGAGACAGAAGATTTGGTATAAGGCCAACAAGGCCCGCCAAAAAGATTTTCAACTGCAGAGGCTGTATGGCCTAACTCTTGAGGCCTACCAATCAATGCTTGATGGACAGGGCGGCGGGTGCGCCGTTTGTGGCAAGCCGCTTAAGGACGATACAAGGCCCAGTGTTGACCACGACCACGCCTCAGGGGTTGTTCGGGGGATACTGTGTCACAAGTGCAATGTTGCGTTGGGTATGGTCGGAGATAACTCGACAACCCTTCGGGCTCTGGCCGACTACTTAGACCGGTCCAGGAGATAGATAGATGGACAACACCCTCTCGATGCGGAAAATAGAGACTAAGATTTATGAGGGCGGCACCCTATCGAAGGAAGAGGAATCTTACCTCTCCAGCCGCCTTATGGACTATTGGGACAACCACCCGGACGTCTCTGAGCGGTTTCCTAGGTGGAAGAAGTACATCGCCTGGGTTGCTGGGTACCAAATCTATGATTATAATAAGGTTAGCAGGAAACTCGTTGAGATTCCTCTGGACCGCAACCGGAAACTCATTGTCAACAAACTGAAGCCCTACGTCAGGACCCTCCTTTCCAAGTTGACTGCCGAGGTTCCAATCTACAGCGTTGTGCCTAACACTACGGATGACGAGGATACCAAGTCTGCCAGAATGGGCGGACAGTTGATTGAGGGTCTTTCTAACAAGATGAACTTCGATATCGTTATGAAGGACCTGAAACTCTGGACGATTCTCTGCAACAGAGCCTACCTGCACGTGTTCTGGAACGAAGAGGACCGAGGAATCGTAGGATATGAGCCGAAGCAGAAGAAGCAGGAAGACGTTGAGGACGAAGTTGATACCGAGACCCCTCCTACGGCCGACGTTCTGGCTGGCGGGTTGCCTACGGCTGAGACTGAGGGGCCACTTGAAGCCGTGTATGAAGAGGGCGATGTTCGAATTGAAGCGGTTAGTCCGTTCCAATGCCGCCCAGACCCGCTGTATCAAGAACGCGAGAAGTGGCGCTGGTTCATTTACGGGGACGAGGTTGACGCCGAGTGGGTTGAAAACAAGTACGGGCTGAAGCAGGGTTCGCTGGTCGAGAAGGACAACACCCAAGACAAAGCGTATGACCTCCAGTTACAGGACGAGCAGGACTTGGTTGTTGGCGGAACCGGGAACTACGACGACATCGCTGGTCGCACAGTAATCCTCAAGGAGTTCTGGACCCCCAAGATTTACGTGTTCTGCACGGAGCGCAAGATTCTGCAGTATGGAATCAATGAGTACGGTGAGATTCCCTTCTATGACGTAGAAGACAGAATCGTTCCCATCGACTCATATGAGCGTGGGTTTTCGTACAATGAAAGCCTTATCAAGGACGCCATACCGATTCAGAGGGAATACAATCGTCAGGCGAGCATTATGTCTCAGGCCCTCGACAGAGCGGCCAAACTAAAGGTCCTGACGCCCCTCGGCTCGTTGCTCAATAAGAAGCAGTGGGTCAACGACTATGGCGTTTTTATTGACTATAACCGAAATGCAGGAGAGCCCCATCAGATGAAGATGGAACCTTTCCCGATGGAGATGCCGCAGTACAAGGCGGACCTCGAACGGGAGATGGAGTCGATGGTCTCCCTGTCCCCGGCATCGTTTGGGCGTCTCCCCGAGCGGGCGTCTCACGCGTCGGGGACGTTAGTATCCCTCCTGCTTGAGCAAGACGACGTTATTCTCAACCCGTTGCTGAACCTTATCAACAACGTGATGGGCAAGGCGTGGACGCTGGCCCTGCGATTGGTGCAGGAAAACTACCAGATTGGGCGCTTCCTTAAGTTCACCGGCGAAAACGGAGCGGACGACATTGAAGCGTTCAGAGGGGCAGACCTCAGGGGGAACACTGACGTTCGGGTTACGAACCAGACTGGGCTCCCCCGTTCGCGTGCGCTAAGGGTTGAGTACATCCTGAAATTGAGAGAAGCGGGGCTACTTACCGATGACCGAGCCACTCTTGAGATGCTTGAGTTTGGTAATGCCTCGAAGATTTGGACGGACGATATGGTACACGAGAAACGTGCGTATCGAGAGAATGCGCTGATTGACAAGGACCCGCAGATTGACCCACAGTCCGTTAAGGGCTGGGTCTATCCGCTGGAGAGACACGATATTCATATGAAAATTCACTTACTAGAACGGCTCGGTGTGAAGTACGAGAAGATGACCGAGAATCAGAAGATGGCAATTGAAACGCATCTTCAGGACACGGCCGCCGCTCTTACTCCTCCCGCGCCTCCGGGTACTAATCCCAATGAACCGGCTCCGCCTTCTGGACCCGCCGCAGGGCAACCAGTGGCGCCGGTGACGGGGCCCCCGGTATTATAAGGATTTATGATGGGAGACAATGATTTCGACTATGACGAGATTCAGAACAAACTGAACCCACCGTCTGACGTCGCGGACGCAGAAGGCAATGAGCCTGAAGCCGAAGGGCCTTACGATGGAGACGACTGGACTATCGTGGACCCTGTTGATGAGGCGGAAGAGTCTGTCGACGACGAGGACGAGGAAACACCAGAGTCCACGCCGAAGACCCCGGAGGCTAAAAAGCCTGAGCCACCCGTAGATGATTCGGCGCTTAAGGAAACTCTTATCCGGCAGTTGGGAGAGGACTTTACTCTCAAGGTCAAGGGGATTGAACGCAAACTGAAAGACATCCCTTCGACTGAATTGAAGAATGGTTTGCAGAAGGCCTTTCGCTCTGACCAGATTTTTAATGAACTCTCTGCAGAGCGGAAGCAAGTTGAAGATGAGAAGAGACGTTATGAGGAGCAGAGAATGCGGCAGGAAATGGAGTTCGAAAGACTCCGTTCCGAGATGGACATGCTCAAGCGTGGCGCACCGCGTCCGGTGGACCCTTACACGGGGCAACCTAT